CCTTTCGGTACCCACGGTGGGCGTGCCCTAACCTTGCTCTTTGAGTTTAGGTTATGTCATATATCTCATCCTTGGGACTGAGATTTTTCTACGTTTGCGTTTTGCGCGTTTTTGTTTCGCGCGTACGACGCTGGAGGCTTTTATGGCTAGTGAGGTTGTTACTGATAACATTACAGAAATTTTCTATAATGAAGTCACGGCTGGTTCGTCAACGTTTCCAACGTTGATGCCTGCTGACATTTGGACTGGTACCATTGAACCTAGCTCGCAGACTTTCCCTCGTAACGTTACTCGCATTCGCGAGCTACGTGCTACGGGGTATAAGTCTGCTATTGCTAAGGGCACTGATGCCACTACTAATGTTTCAACTTCTTCGCTCAATACGTCTTCTCTTCCTGGTGATATGATGTTTTATTATACCACTATCGAAGGAAATTCGGCTTGGACTGGTCTTAGAGGTTCATTTATCCTTCAACATTGGGGTGACCGTGATTCCACGTTCACTTCTGATGAAGTTATACAGCAAGCCTCGTTGAAGTTCCTTCTTAACGCCAAACGAACCCAAACCCGTTTTTCCGGGTCAACGTTCCTTGGTGAGCTAAGAGAGACCTTGCATATGATTAGGTCCCCAGCTAAAGCAGCGGTGTCATTCCTCTATAAACGTAACTTGCAAACTCTGCAAACGTTGCGTGGATATGGGTGGCGCTACTATAATACTGTTAAACCTAAGCATTTACCGAAATTCCGTAAAGTAGTTTCGGACGAGTGGTTAAAGACACAATTTGGCATTCTACCCTTACTTTCAGATATCGACGATGGCATGAAAGCTTTGGCGGAGTTTAATAACTACCTCCCTCGCGATCATGTTACTGCTCAAGCTGAACGTAAGGAGTCCTTCATGTTCAACCAGGTTAATGCCTGGGGACCATGGAAATGGACTGAAAGAACCATTGTTGATTACAAGACTTCTTGTATCTACCGTGGTTCTATAAATGCTAGAATGTCAGATCTACAGCCTTCTATTGCTAAACACTTCGGGTTTACCTGGAGTGACGCTAAGATGGCTGCATGGGAATTACTCCCATGGTCTTTTGTGATTGATTATTTTACTAACATTGGTGATATCATTGAGGCTAGTTGTGTCGACTTTGCTGATCTCGGTTGGTCTAATAGGACCTTGCGAGTTAGTAAAACACGTACAACTTTTATCCTTGGTGACAGCATAATGCCACGTAATAACACGGTTCAACCTATTATGGTTGTTAATCCCGGATCACCTTGCGTTTTAACTGAAACATCTAAGTCCGTTGAGCGACTCAGGACTATTCCTGAGTTACCATCACTGGTATTAAGCATACCCGGCCTTGGTTCACGTAAGTGGACCAACCTGCTTGCCCTTGCTCAGCGTTTTATTTAATCCTCCTTCATTTGGGTGAAATTATGTCTACTACTATTCCCAGTACTATAACTGGTGTGAATATCGCTGCTCTTTCGAGTGCGGTTTTTACTGTAGCTTCGGCTGCGGCTCCTGATACGAATGCTAAACGCGGTATCCTTACCGCGCTAACATCCGGAACAGCTGCCAATGTTCGCTACCATTCTGTTTCTGATCCCTTCGACTTTACTGTCTGGGCTCCGAAACAGCCCCGTATGCTTCCCGCTGCTAATATCAACGGCGTTCGTCCTGACATTCCTGTCAATACGTATGCTATTGTTATGCGCAAGGGTTTGCGTTCGGCCTCAGACGTTGCTTCAGTAGCATCTAACTTACAAATTAAGTTCGATGTTCCAGCAGGCGCTGAATCTTATGATTCAGCTAACCTTGCTGCTATGCTGTCTGCAGCGGCAGGTTTACTTAACGTCCTTGCGGACGATCTGTATGACAACGCCTCAACTGGCTCCGTCTAAACAACGGTTGCTGTTTCGGGTTCTGTCTTTTGTTCTCACTATCCTTCTTACTCAAGTACGCAAGTACATTGATAAGAAGAGGTGATCACAACTAACCTGCAGTTTATCTTCTGAGTGTAAATGGTGGACTATGAAGCTACAATCACATGCTCTTTACGCAAATCTGCTTCGAGACTTGAGACCTTATTGTAAAATGAAAGATGTTTTATCTTTTCGCAAAGATAAGCACCAATTATATAACAATGAGGTTAGCGTCAAGAAAGTTCAGTCACTTCAACTAGTTGAAAGTTTCTTTAAGAAACTTAAAACTGGGTCTGGTGATCGTACTTATTGCCGCGCTCTTCTCACTTTCCTTGAGAGAAATCTCGAGTGCTCCAAGTGGGAGCTTGACTTAAACACTGAAAGAAAGAAAGTTCTATATGGCGAGGTTAAACGCCTCCTCTATAACTTCTTTGAACCATCGGGTTTCCCGTTGGTCGATCACGACGAGCAATGCCTTTCTAAAGGGCGGACTGGTCCTGGTTCTAGTGTAGGTGCCTCGGGACAACATGTTTATAACAAGTTGTTCTCTGGTCCTTTGACAAGTTCAAGTCAGTATCTATATGATTCATATAGACGTTATATTAAACGATTCTCTGATTGGGATTGCGCCGAAGAAATTCGGAGGTCTCATTTCGGAGAATGTCGTATAACGGCCGATAGTACTTTAGGTTGTGTCCCGAAAGATAGGAACACAGACCGCGTTATTTGTACGGAAAAGACACTTGATATGTACTACCAGTTGGGCTTTGGCGCTCTTGTTGAAGAACGCCTTAAGTCCTACTGGGGTATAGATCTATCTGTCCAACCTGACAAAAATCGCGAGTTAGCACGGCTAGGTTCACTGTGTGGCTTTGATGGCCTTAAATTTTGCACAGTTGACCTTAAAAGCGCTTCTGACATGCCATTATCTATGGCTAAATCAGTTTATCCTGCTTCTGCTTTCAAGTTTATTGAAAGATATCGAAGTAAGAGCGCTTTTGTTCGTGAGCTAGGTCCCATAGAACTCGACGTTTTGTCGACCATGGGCAATGGGTATACTTTTCCGTTGCAAACGGTATTATTTGCATCCATTGTACTAGCTTGTTATAGAGTTAATAACATAGAACCTGACTTTCCCTTCGGGGATAAGAAAGGAAACTTCGGCGTCTTCGGAGACGATCTTATTATTGATGCTTCTTGCATTAGTGATTTGTATCTTATCCTTGATACCTTGGGTTTTACTGTTAACTACTCGAAGTCCTTTAGCAAAGGACCCTTTCGCGAGTCATGTGGTCTTGATTTCTTTAATGGAATCAATGTACGAGGTGTTTATTTGAAAACGCTAGATACACCACAAGCTCGTTATTCAGCAATAAATGCTCTTAATGAGTGGTCTGCCAGAACTGGCATTCTACTTCGCTCTACGATTCGCTACCTTTTAAAAAGCGTTCGATTTCTTCCTGTTCCGCGTTGGGAGAATCCCGATGCGGGTATCCAACTTCCTTTTGCCATTTCTGGCTTAAAGGATGTTGGTACAGTCAGATATCGTCGTTATCTTAATTGTAGCGCTAAATGGCGCGTTGTTGATACGGGCTTCAAAGGCCCGCATCATCTCATTAAGTCGCTTATTTATAACCCTCACGGGTTATGGCTAAGCTTCCTGCTGGGTAGTTTCGAAGACGGCTGGGCTTCTGTTAGGCAACAGAAGAACCATTACCGCCTTGCGACCGCTCTTGCGCCTTCTTGGGATCATGAACCTAGTTCATGGGTCCCTACGAGAAATGCAAGAGAGGTACGCCGTGTTATAAAAACCACGGCGACTTGGGAACGGTGGAATACCGTTTCATATCAAAATCATGATAT